TAAACCACCTACAGCCGGATTTATCGCCCCGACAATTGCTCCGGCTGTGTTTATGATGGCTGTAGCTATGCCTATTGATTTATTTCGTTGAAAGGCTCTCTTTTGCTCTTCCTCAGATTCACCGCTGAAAGCATCATTTAGAGCAGATAACGCCCCAAGCGTTCTATTAGCAAAGTCAATCCTCGATTCAAAGGCTGCTCGGTTCGCTGCAATTTCTTTCTCTAAATTCTCTTTTTTAAGTTTTTGCTCTTCTTCAAGTAGTTTTTTTCGCTCTTCGGCTGCTTCTTTTTCTTTATTAATTTTCTCTTCTTCTAATGCAATAGCCTCGGTATTAAGAGCAAAGAGTTTGTTTTGTAATTCTGTTTGAATGGTCGCGCTTGCTTGAGCGGCGGCGGCTGCTTCAATTTCTGCATCTGCAATGGCCTGCAATAATTCTTCGCTTTCTCCTTGTAGTTTAATCTCGTCTCGTAGTAATGCGGCCCTTTCATTGGCTATGGCTACATTTTCATCGGCAAACTTTCTATTCAATTCAGCCGCTTTTGTCGCGGCTTCAATACGCTCCTCGGTTGAAAGTCTTTGATCGTCGCTTTGTCTCTTCAGCTCTTCAACTTCTGCCGCCCCTTGTGCCGTTGCTACGTTTAACTCTCTTTGCCTGTCTCTTAGTTTCTGCTGTTGTTGAGTGAGTCCCGTCGTTGCCTCAGTTGCTTTGGTGACCTCTTCAACGTATTCACTCGCGAACTCAGTAACAGCGTCAGCGGCTTCGCCTACTTTGTCGGTTATATCCTCAACCCCAAGAACGACTTTTCCGGCTGCGTCGGCGGCAACCTTTCCCGCTTCGGAGAATTTGCCTTTAAAAACCAAGCTCACCGCCTCGCCGATTGCGGGCAAAAACTCTAAAATACCCTCAAGCCTGGTTTGTAGATTGTCTTTGATTGCTTTGCCTATCGCCTTTATGCTCTCGACGGGGTTAGAAAAAGCGTCGATAATTACACCCGCGAGCGGTTCAATCTTCTCGACCAAGATATTAAAAGCAGCACCCACAGCGGAAACGACTACCTCGAACGCTTCTGCAATCTTTTTGTTTTGCGCCATCTTTGCTGCAAGCCCTGCAAGGATAGCTACAAGCGCACCGATGCCCGTGGCCGCTATTGCCGTGCCTAATGCTTTGAAACCCGAAGCCCCGAGGCGACCCGCCGCGCGGAGTCCATTTCCTACTTTGCTGGTCTTCTTCGCGCTGTCTTCGAGCTTGCGATCCACGTCAGATAAACCCGAAACAATTTCATCGAGCGACCTAGTAACCTCGCCCGTATCCGTCTTATACGTTAGGAGTATATCTTGTGAATTAGCCATTTACCGATTGAGTATAAAACGAAAGCAAGAACAGAAACGTAAACAAGAGTTAAGAACCAATCCAATACCTTAAACCAAAGCGGGACTCGAACCCGTTCCCCTTTGGCCTGGAGTAGTTGTATGGCCTCCCCTATATAACGGTGATTATCTAAATTCCTCATTGCTCGAATGGTTGGTAACAATGTGAAGTGGCGTTGTCGTATCGGTAACCGTACTTCTCGCAACAAACGCGCGTTACTTGCGTTACTGTCGCCCCTGATGGATTTGAGAACTGTATTTTCCCGTCTGCCTTGTCGATACCCGTGGGGAGAAATTGACAGTCCCGAATATCTGAAAGTATTTTCAACAACTCTATTTTCACAAGCCCTTCGGACGTAGCATCATACGAGATGGAGAGAATCCGCCAGTAGGTATCCTTGAGGTAAATCTTATCTGAGAACTCGAACGTAGCAATGTCTGCCCGTGTCAACCGGAAGAACGCCGTTAGCTTGCGAGCATCGGAACTGTACAACTGATTTACAAACGGACTCCAGTACTTGTAATAAAGCGTATTTAAAGGGTTGGCTTCTATCAAATGAAAAGGCCGCTCCGGGCCATACCCCAAATCTTCGTCATCAACTGAAGCCTCTAAAACGGAATATTGCGAGAAGGCTGGATATGCCGTAGCGCTTTCCGTAGCTGAATTCGCGTCGTTGAACAAGTAAACATTTCCGGGTACTCCTCCGTTCCAAAATGCTAAACGCGGCAGGGGATCTAAAATGCGCTTACTCTCTTGGTCGGTATCTATCAACATACGATGAACCGCGAATTGAGTTCCCGGGATGTATGAGACGACGTGGGGAGCGAAGGGGCTTTTAATCTCCTTTGTCCCTGATGCGAAATCGTTCTCCGGATCATCTACGCGGTATCGACCATACACCCTCGAAGCACTTTTAAACACCCGTTCGTTGATAAGGTCTTTTCCGTTCGAGTGTGTCCAATCGTATTGGCGACATTGTAAGTCCGTAGTCGGTTCTATTGTAATGTCTTTGGATAGGTCGATAACATTTGTAAAGTCCTTTTCTACACCCGCAGATAGATAAGTGTTAAAGGGCTCCACGTATAGCTTCTTCGCGTTGTTTCTATCCGGGATAAATACGAGGTTGAACATCTTCTGCAAACCAGACACGAAATCGATTTGCTTCATCTTCGGCATATTTGCCGCAACGTCGACTGTCTGACCGCTAGTCGGGTCAGTAATTGACACAATCTCTAGGCTGGTTTTTTCTGCACCAAATCCTGCGCCAGTAAATGTGACACTGTGACTAGCGTTGCTCAATTGATATTCCAACTGCAACGTGTCGCCAGTATTGAGCAATATGCCTTCTGAACTCAGTAAAAACGAGTAAAACTTTCCGTTAAAAACGCTACCAGTATCTGTTATTGGATTCCATACAACTGATCCGTTTACACTTACTGCAATTTTTATTGTCGTTGCGCTGTTGCTGACTTCTCCAAGCACGTTCAACCGCAAACGATAGCGAGCGCGAAACGGTGCTGTGTACGTATTAGTCACCCAGTTTGATCCGGTATCGTAGAATGGAGTCGTGTCGCTAAGTGTAATTGGCTCGTACGTGCTGCTAGATGACGGGCTTAGTGTAGTGTCTGACTGAAATCCGACTAGCAAAGTGTGATTTGCTGGACGGTCGCATTGCGCACTAGTGCAAATGCCGATTGGCATTCGGTTGCCGTTGTTCATCAACAGATAGAGATCCGTAATCTCTTCGAAGCCCGTAGCACCATCGAAGAAATCGCTCTCCATCGTGTAGCCCGCAGTCGTCAGAATCTCTTCTAATAGTTTTGGGACACGGAAATACGGTGTAAAGTCGCCGTGTTCGAGTGGATTGTCAGTAGTCCAAATGCTGTCGCTTGTCCAGTTCTGCCCCTTGTCGGGAAGCCCGTAACGTATTGCACCGCTCGAAAGCGCACCCGTCCAACTCAATACAATTTGAGTATAGGTCAACGTGTGATTGTACGAGGATAGGTCAAGATCGGAAAGCATCGCGTCCCCTATATCGTGCGATAAGTTTGCCGTCTCTCCAAAGAATACAAGTTCTACATCTGCGTACTTTCCCTTTTGAACGTATATCGCCTTCACTTGGACAAAGCCCCGCATTACGGGGATGGTATTAAATGTAAGCTCCGCATCTGCTTTCGTCTTTGGATCCCAATTCGGAATGAGTCCGAACTCATTGACCGGGCCGAAGTAATCTTGGTTCTTCTTGGTGAGAGGTACGCGGAAGGTCTGCGAAAAGCTAGAGCTGCTCGAGTTGATGTCTTGTAAGTTGCTAAACTGATACGAGAGGTTTACGGGTTCATTCTCGTACAACTCTATTTCGTTTCCGTCAATCGTAAGTCTTAGCATCGGATTATTTGTGCAAGTTCAACTTCGAACGACGTAACAAATACCTTTGAAACGGTCTCCTCTTCTACCTGCATCGAGTTATTTGAGATGGTAACGGGAACCCAAGAACCGTCAATATCGGCCATTACATTTTTACTCCTCATACAGAATTGAAGCAAGGTGAGTTCCTCAATCGTGAGAATACCGTTTAACTGGTAGCGTTCTTTCGCTTCGAGTTGATACGGCTTTATTTGTCGCTCGCTGCCTCCTATTTGAAACTGTGAGCCGCTGTAATCGCCTACAATCTTTCGATACGTCTTCTCTTCCCTTGTAAGCGTCTTTTGCTTCTTGCCGTCAAAGCGCAAGTAATCCCATCCTCCGCGCGTATTCGTCCACGCCAATTGAACCGCTTCGTTCTTGGGGTGTCGGCAGTCGTTGGTAATGCGTAGCGTGTTACCTACTGGGCCGCCCGTAGTGCTTGGGATAACATCATAATAAGCCCAACCCCCCGAAACTCCGTTTAACTCGCTTGTGAGGGCTGCAAACGAAGCCGGGTAGACGTGAGCATATAACAAGCTCCCGTCGGTTGTGGAGTCGCTCCAGGAGGTGGTAGGAACGAGTCCGCCGTTGGTGCTATTAATGACGTATTCGAGCGTGCCTTCCTGGCTTCCTGCGGTATCGTAAATCTTGAATGTGAGTTGCGTAATGAGTGACCCGGTATCGTCCGAGTTGATGAAGGCGGCAACCCCTTGATCTTCAATTGCAGCCTTTACGTTGATTACGTTGCTTACGGGTACGCGATCCGTCAACCATACCTTTTTTGAGGTAGCCGTTCCGTAATAATCAGAGAACGACGGGAACAGCCCTTGGGAAAGTTGCTCGTATCCGTCGAAGAGGTAGTAATATGACGAAATATCCTCCGCAAGAGTTTCGCTGCTTCCGTCGAAGTGTCCGACTTTCAAACGGTATCTTTTAATGTTTCCATTAGAGCGCGTATACATCTTATTGTTTAGCGAGTGAATCGCAGAAGTAGAATTATGTTTAAATGCGTCTACTTCTAAACGTCCCAAGATGGCCTCCGACAAATCAAAGAAAGCCGTATCTGCGGGGTTGGGGGTAAGATAAACCTTGGAAATGATTGTGCCGTTTTCCTCTACCTGGACTATAAAGCGGTAATCATCCGTAACACTTATATCCGGTATAATAGTGAAAAGTAGCTTTTGCCCGGCTGGTAACCATAACCCTCCGGCAGGGCCGTTGTCAATTGATGCCATTATTTTACAGTTATATTTCCGAGTTTCAACTTGAACTTGTCTTTAATATCCTCCGCTACCGCGTCGCCGATTTGCTTATTGAAGCGACCGGAGACAGCAACAAAGGCTTTCTCATAGAACCGCAGTCCAACGATTCCCTTACGTTTTATGGCTCGACCAAGTACGAACGCCAAAGAATCCGCGCTCTGTTTCTTGAAGCGGCCTTTTTGGTCTCTTGCTCGAATGCCTTTTGCGCGGATCCATCGCTTTAAAGAGTCGCGGTGTCTACGAGAAGGGTTTTCGAATTTGTATTTATAGAATGGGGACTTTTGGCTTTTGCGCGTTCCATCTACACCCCAATGAACGAATGAAGCGTATTTATCTGCCTTGCCCCTTGCGCCGAATGTAACTTCCCGCACCTCGTTACCTCGTACCCGAATTCGGTAAGAAAGCGATCGTTTGAGAGTTCCGGTTGCCACGCCGTAACTCTTGTTCTTGCCAATTCTACGCCCTCCGAGGTGACGTTTAGCCGATTTAACTACCTCATCGGCAAAGCGAATAATTACCTCGTTGAGGTTCTTCATAGCTTGCCGTATTCACCGATTGGGAGATCAATAACGACATGCGTTCCATCTGGTTGCACGTATTCCATCTGCCGTGGTTCAGTTACCACCCACGTTTTATAAGTGGCATAGTACACCCCTTCGATTTCTTCGCAATCTTCAATCGACTCTTGATCGTACAAAAAAACCATATTTGGTAAACGACTGTCGATCCATCCTTCGAAAAAGTCGGTATCTTCTGTGACGATTGCTGTGTATGTATTTGCTCTTTCCATTATCCAATGCATAAAACGAACGTACTACCTGACTTATTCCAAATACAACAGTCTTCGTTTCCATTTGCAGAACGTACCGTTATAAACTCTTTATTTTTTGTAAATCCGAGCGTCTCTTTTATGTTTTCTACGCCGTTACCACCAAACAAAACGCGGCCATCTGAATTAACACAAAACGCAATATTTGAACTACTAGCGTTGATGTCAAAATTATTATAGTCCACCCAACCCGTACCTAAACTATCCAATCGTAAACCTGCGCCAGTATTCCAATATTTATTTGCGTCAGATGATGGCGTTATTACACCATCTGGCCGTAAGTATGTATAGAATCCATTTCCGTGGTAACGTAAATATCCATCCGTATCTATGTTACAACCGCCACCATACCCCATCTTGCCCAACTTACCGCAAACGTAATCGCTTGTACTTGAGATGGCGAGCGTTGGCCCGTTTACCGAACTCGTACTGCCGCTTGTTTGCTGCGGCCATTTACCGTATTGGTCGTTACCCGTCATATAAACATCACCGCTTGAGTTGCGTAGATACGAAGACCGGTAACCACCAGAGACTTCAACAATGTTCGTAAGGCTTGCAGATTCACGAGTAAAAGTAGAGACCGTGCTTGTTGTCCCTTGTCCGGTCATATAATTATAACCGTACCCGGATGAATACGCTTCTCCGCTGCTGTTTACTATCCAAGCGTGATTGTAGCCAAACCATAAATATGTCCAATTGCCTGCACTGTTTACTTCCGTCCAATTACTTACGCTTGTCGTTGAGCCATCGCCGCGTTGATGGTATGAGCCAGCCCCTAAAAACCAATAATCGCCATCTCTTAAAGCCCCAAAAGAATAAGCACCGCCTGCAAGGAAATCCCAATTTGTGTCGCTGCCGTACTGTCGCCATGTAGCGTCAGCAGTTGTGCCCGAAGGCTTGTAGTAAGTAGAGCCTGTACCTGATGAGGGAAACCAATACCATAAAGTTCCGTCACTTTTACGGGCATAAAATTGATTGTAACGATTCATGACAATTTGCTCAAAAGTCTGCGTTGCTGCTGGCCCACGACCAAATGTTGCATCTAGCCCAGTGTTAAAGTTTACGCTTATGGCTTCGGTTTGTTGTACCCCCGATGTTGCCAATGGGTTAGCTGTTGCACCGCCACCAGACGGTACATCCTGTTCATTAATTTTAGCAATGTCTGCCATGTCGATTCCGTTGTTTTTACTGATGTCTGGCATTACGCAAGCTCGATAAAGTCGTTAGAAGGATTAAACCATATTTGTCCGTTCGCGCTGTCGAGGCAATAACCAACAACTCGAACAATATCACCCGTACCGGAAGGTGCAGTACTGGTAATCTCTCCAGCCGTGGTCGATACATACAACTCTTCCCCAATCGTTCCGGGGTCGTGGTCGAGCGTAAACATCCCCCGCAATAACATCCCGTCAACATCCGGATCAGTTCCCAATGCCAGGGCTAACAAAACACCTCCTGCCGTACCTGTTGCATCGGCATCGGCAAGCGTCCAACCGCCACTGCTGTTGAGGTAATGTAACGCCCCTTGCGTTGTGGATCCCGTACCTATTTTTACTATGTCGCCGTTGCTGCTGTAATCGGTTGCGGACGTTTTAGCGAACAAGATGTTTTTCGTGTTCGTATCGAGGTCGCCTCCGAGTTGCGGTGTGGTATCCTCTACAATATGCGAAATACCACCGCCTCCGCCACCTCCGCCAGTTCCGTTAGAGGCGGAAGTAATACGGCCTTGCGCATCCACGGTAATATCCGCTGAGGTGTAACTACCCGCTGTAACTGCAGTGTCTGCTAGGTCGATTGTTCCGGTGGCTGTAATCGTCCCACCGTCTAAGCCTACCCCGGCGGTTATGCTTGTAACCCCCGCGTCATTATCTACCCAATCTAAATCACCGCTGCCGTTTGTTTTTAAAACTTGGTTTGCACTACCCGTTGAATCGGGAAGAGTCAAAGTATACGTTGCCTCTGCTGAGTGCGCAGGGCTTTGAATCTTTACGCCGTGCGAGTTGACCGAACAATTTAATTGTATAGCTCCTGTGGTTCCATCAGAAGTCCCATCCCCCATAATCTCAACGCAGCCCGTGCCATTTGGATTTATTTTAATATTACCGTCCGAGGTAGTTGTATTTATTTGGTTGGTTTGTACGTCAAGGTTTCCCGTCAATTGTGCGCTGGATGCCATCAACGCGCCTGCTGCTTGTACGTTGGTTGCGTCCGTTACATCTGCTCCGGTTTCGATACCTGCGAGCTTGGTAGAGTCGGCACTTGGGTAAGTATTTTTTTCTGTGTTTGCACTTATCTCGCTTGCCTGCGCTCCTGTAATAGTCGTTGTGTCACCTGCTAAGGCCGTTGTGCTGGATGTGCCTAACTGCAACAATTCAGTATCTCCCTCTAACGCCGTGCCTGCAATTGTGCCAAAGCCGGGGAAGCTAGTCTTAGCTGAGTTTGCGGTTATCTGACTTGCTTGTGACGAAGAAATTGTTGTTGTGTCACCTGCGAGTGCGGTTGTACTCGTAGTACCTAACTGCAACAGCGCGGTATTTCCTTCGAGGGCTTTGCCTGCAGTTGTTCCAAAACCCGGAAAAGAGATCTTTTCGGAATTCTCTTGCACCGCTGAATCATGTGCAATATCACTAGTAAGCGCAAGAGTCCCAGCCGTAGCAGGCAACAGCACTGTTGTATCACCGGAAACATTGGGTACTCGTAACCAAATTTTATCGCCGCTTGAATCCTCAAATTTTAAACTGTTGCCAGCTTTTATAATAGTATCTGCTACGTCTTCCGTGGTCGTCCCTTCTATTCGAATAGCTGTGAATTCCTCTGATCCGTCGGTATCGGTTGCAACGGTAATTTCTACAACGCCCGGTGATGTTTCCGTTATGGATATACCCGTAAGATTTACCTTCATTGCAGCCGTAGTGGCTTGTAAATCGATATTACCTTTTGAAGTATCGTTGAGCGTGTCGAACATTTGCGCCCCCGTACCGCTCGCCTTGAAGTTTGCGAGTAGTTCTTGCAGCCCTCCGTTTAGTTGGAACTTAGTTGATCCGCTGTTGTATGAAAGTACATCCCCTCCCGATGGAGTGCCGACAATATTAACGTCCGATAAATCGTCTAGGGATTCCGCCCCTCCGCCCCCTGTATCGAGGGTAACAACTCCATCGCCGTTATCGGTTAACGTGCCGTTAGTTACTTTGATTGTTCGAACGCTGAGAACGTCGGTAACACCATCGACGGTCAACATTCGCAAGATACCGCGTCGGGCGAAAGCTACTTCGTCGCCGCCTTCCGGGGTTACTCCATCGATTGGAGCATTACAGGCGTCCCAGTCGTAAGGGATGGAAACGGACAAGTCGAGCAGCACCCCGGAGAGTACGTTTTTTGTCTCTTCTTCGAGTGGGGTAGTAGTGGCATTTACAACCTCGTAATCTTGTGCAAATAAGAAGATATTGCCGCCGTTCTTTATGTCCGCTATAATGTCCTCCGCACATTGCTCCGCATCGCTTACCAGCTCTTTCTGTCGGTCTACCTTCTTCGTCTTATCGGAGGGTACGTCTAGGATATATACTTCAAGGTTGTAAGTCTTCGTTCCCGGATCGTAAGTTGCCCCCGTATAAACGAGATGCATAAGCGGAAAGTTCGTAAACTTTGCTAGGTCTATTTCATCAGGTGAACCGAACGAAAACGACTTGATAAAGAAGTGCGCGTCAGCGAATACCTTAAAGCGTTCGACTATGTTGTTAAACGTGATCATGTGCGAGCTTGTCTTTTAAATACGAAAGGTGTTGAAATACCACTTGGATAGGGAGTTCCGTAACCTTGTCCATCTTGAGGAGGTCTTCTCCTGCGAGGGCGTGGAGGACGTGATACCATCCCCATTTTTCGCCGACCGGATCGCTGCCCCCGCTACCTCCAGTAAAGAGTACTTCATATCGAGCAGCAGTTCGTTTCTGGTAGTCCAAAAAAAAAGCAGCGTACCGGATACGAGGTCGGCGGGCATATCTTCAAATAAGGAAGCGTCTTCTTTGGCGGTGTATTTCTTTACCTCGTATTTGTCTCCGAGTTCGTAGGTAACAGGCCGGAATAGAACCGCCATTACTTTATGCGCGTTCTTCCAAAAGTCTTCGAGGTAGTTTTCTAGGTCTATCCATTCGCCCGCCGTGAATGCGTCCCAATCGGGAATAAATCCAAATCGTTTACCGTCCATCTCAACGACCTTTTCAAATCGTGCGGTTTCTTGGGTTAAGAGTTGGTCTATATGCGCGCCTGCGGCTTCTATGAGCTTCTGAGGCATCGTCCGTAACTTCTCTACGGATTGCCCCGTACAAATAGAGATGCGTTCGAGTTGGTTCTCGCTTGTCATCATAACCTGAAGCTCACCGAGCGTGAGATCCGACCATCTATGAGGGAGGCGTAATTCCATCGTTTAAATAACTTGCTTTGTTCGGTTTCCTTACGTCCGGAAAGTTAGGGCAAAAAAAAAGCCCCCGGAGGGGCTTCGCTTAGATTGCTTTCGCTGCGAGCTTTGCTATTGTCTCAAGGCCTTCTTTGCTGTACAGCAGTTGTTGGGTTTTTTCTACTGTTAGACCTTCATAAAAGCAAGCGTCGGTGAATTGCTTGCAAGCGGCTTGAATGATTGCTTCGAAGTTTACTTGGCTTAACTCCTGGATTGCTGTTGCTGTGTTCATATCGGTTTGTTTGTTTCGTTTGATGTCTCAAATATAGGAAACTTTTCTTTTAGTTTCCAAACTTTTCTTTATTTTTTTTTTCTATCCGATAGCGTAGGAGCCGAAGTTGGGGTTGGTTTGGTTGAAAGTAATCGCGTACCGCATCGCATCGATAGCGTG